ACGTATTTCGGCAATCAAGTTGAAGACTTTATCAGCTTGGCGGAAGATCGTATTTTCAACGGCGTTGGCGATCTCAATGATCCGCTTTACAGCGAGCCGCTTCGGTCAGATGAAATGGTTACGCGAAGCACAATCGCGTTTACAGATGGCGAAGGTACGATTCCAGCTGATAGCGTGGGCGTCCGTTCGCTCAGCCGTGAAAGCGATAGAGTAGGGCTAGAACCGTTAAGCGTTGATGCGTTCGAGTTGCGTTTAGCCTCAGGGGATGGCGGCAATCCTAGATGGTACACTATTGAAGGCAATACAATTCGCACGGCTCCCGGAGGTTACACCGGCAACTTGCGTATCCTTTACTATGCGCGGCCATCCGGCATCACGTCGAGTAATACAACAAACGTGGTGCTGACGGCGCGGCCTAGCATCTACCTGGCGGCGACGTTATTTGAAGCGTTTAGCTTTATGCGAGATGCAGTGGCGCAATCTCACTTGGCAAGATTTAGAAGCTTGGTAAGTGGTGCGAACCGAACTCAACGCGCAAACCGCCGGGGCGGCAAAACAATCGCACGCGCAAGGGTTTCAATCGGCTCATGACAATGAACCGTCTCATTCCGTTTGGCCGCTGGCATCCCGATGCAGACGGCGTCAACGCGCAAATTCTAAAGGTTGCAAAAAACGTGCATCCTGTAGCGGCTGGTTTTGCTCCGTTTTCGCAACCGGTTGCGGTTGGATCAAGCGTTGGATCGCAAGTCCGCGGCGCGGTTTCTCTGCTGGATACAAGCGGCAACGTGTTGAGCATGGCTGGGACGGAGACGGCTCTCTACAAGCTTGGGACAGGGGATGTTTGGTCTGACGTGACGCGAACGTCGGGCGGGGCTTACGCTGGCGTAAGTCCAGAGCGATGGCGGTTCGTGGAATTTGGGCCTAACATTATTGCCACGAATTACATCGACAATATTCAGACGTACAACATGACATCGTCAACGAATTTTGAGGATCTTGGCGGTTCACCACCGAAGGCGCGTTACTTGGCGGTTGTTCGAGATTTTGTTGTGTGTGGACATACCTCAGCAGATAACAAGGCTGTGCAATGGTCAAACATTAATGACAGCGCTGATTGGACGATTGGCGGCTCATCTCTTGCGGATGTGAATAGCCTGCCCGATGGCGGCCCAATCACCGGCCTGATCGGCGGCGAGGTTGGGTATATTTTCCAGCGTGACAGCGTCACGCGCATGACGTTTGTGCCGGGTAGCGGTGAAATATTTCAATTCGATAAAGTTGAAGCGGGTCGCGGTTTGTTTGCGCCCGATAGCCTTGTGCACAGTGCAAGCGAAGCCTTTTATGTCGGCGTCGATGGCGTGTATCGGATGAATTTGGTCTCTGGTCTATCGCAGCCAGTTGGTGTCGGGAAGTGGCGAGATTTCTTTGTTAAGGACATGCGTAACGGCTCGCAATCGCTGTGCATGGGCGCGCTAGCACCGCAAAAAAATCTCTACATGCTAGCTTATGTAAGTGAAAGCGCCGTTGACGATACGACGCCCGATCGTATCATTGTTTACGATTATGCAATTGACGAGGCGGCCTACATCGACGTGACCGCTTACACATTAGCGCGTTGGCTGACGCAAGGCACTGATCTCGATAGTATGGATAGCTTTGGGACGCTGGATGGGCTTCCGTTTTCGCTAGATGCCGATTATTGGAAAGGCGGCGCGCCTTTGGTCGGAATCTTTCAAGCGGACAACAAGCTTGCATATTTCACCGGTTCGGCCATGGCAGCGGAATTTGTCACCGCTGACGGAAACGATCCAAGAAGCCGCCATTTGATCACGGGGACCAGGCCACACATTGACAGCACGGCCGTAACGGTTGAAATCGCGGCGCGTGAGCGTGACGGTGATACAGTCAGTTTCAATTCGGCTGAAAGCTTGGAAACAACAGGCGTTGCGCCGGCGTGGGCGTCGGGAAATTATATTCGTGCGCGCATCCGTGTTCCGGCAGCATCAACATGGACTTTGGCCAAAGGCATTGAGACGGATAGCGTGCCGGCAGGCGTGCAATGAGGGCGCTGCAGCCGCACGAAACGGTCATACGAACTATCGTTTTTGCCATCAATCAATTGATTGTGGGGCGCTCAAATTCTACTGGATCAGTCACGCTTACGGCGGGCGCAACGACAACGACCGTAACACCTGCAGCCAACATGAATAGTTCGGCCAAAATTTTCTTAACCCCTACAACAGCAAACGCGGCTGCGGAACAAGGATCGGGGACGCTCTATGTGTCTGCCGTAACATCAACATCGTTCACGCTAACGCACGCGAATAACGCCCAAGCAGATCGGACATTTGACTATGACGTTAGAGGCGGATGACGCTTTTGTTTTTGCGGATGATGTCGGCGCGGTTGAGCAGGAATCTCCAACCCCGCAGGCAGTTTCGCCCAAATTTCAACCAGCGTTGTTGACGCCCGAGATGATCGTCCATCGGTGGGCGGAAATTGAGCCAATGCTTGCCGACGTTGGCATGAAAGATCACACACCTAGAAGCCTTTTTAAAGTGTTAGTTGATCCGAATGTGAGGGTGTATCTGGTCGCAATTATACGCGGTGAGGAAATCAAAGCGTTGATAGGCGTGGAGTTGATTGAGACTGCGTTGGGCGATCGCTGGCTTAACATTTTGTTTGTGACTGGCCAGCACGTCAAACACTGGATTACTGAAGTTGAGCCAGCCGTGTTGAACTGGGCGCGGGATTATGGTTGCACACGAGCAACCGGCCTGTTCCGCAAAGCTTTTAAAAAGTTTCTTCCGCATTGGAAATACACGCATGATTACCTGGAGCTTGAGCTTTGAGTAGCAGAACAACAACGACAACCAGCAACACGCAAGACTCCAGCGTTGAGCCTTGGGGCCCGTTACAGGCCCCATTGCAAAAAACCATTGACCAAGCCATGCCAATGATTGGCAATGCCGCAAAATTTCGGCCGCCAGAGCCAGCGCAATATAAGACTGGCCTAAACATGCTGGACTTTGCGGCGACGAACGCCAACGGTGGTCAAGATTACTTTCGCGATCCGACGCAAACTTCTCAGCAATTCCAGCCGTTGATGGCAGGCGGGCAAATTGATGCTGCGCGCGGTGCCGGTGCGTTGTCAAGTTATGTAAACAATCGCAACCAATCGTATGATCCGGCACGTGCAGCGGCCTTTGCGGATTATCAGCGAGACTACGCAAACCCATATCTCAATCAGGTAATCAGCGACGTGTCTGATGACGTTATGACGTCGCTAAAATCTCAATTCAGCGGCGCGGGCCGCTCGATGGGGTCGGGGGCATTTGCCAACGTTGCCGCTGATCGCTTGGGCCGCATGGCTAACCAAATGCGTTATCAAGATTATGACCGTCAACGGCAGATGTTTGACGCTGAAGCAAACCGCAGGGATCAACAAGGGTTTGCCGCTGCTCAGAATCTTTACGGAACTGGCATTCAAACTGTACTAAACGCAGCGCCGACTGCTGATCGCATGGAACAACAACGCCGCGCTGAAATGGAACAGACATATGCTAACCGCGCAAACCAGATGCTACGTCAGGCAGATTTACGGCGTCAGCTAGAACTTGATCAGACTTTGTACCCGGAGCTGCAATCACTTGAGTTTCCGATGAGGCTGCTCAGCAATCCGAACCAATCATTCCGAACGGGCACAAATACATCTACAAACACTCAAACGCAGCCTAACACCGGGTTCTTGGGTGGGCTTGGTTCAATTGGCTTGGGCATTGGTAGCATGATGACAGGGTTTAGTCGCCTTTAAGTTTTAACGCGCCGGTCTCGCGATGATTTTATGGTCCCCGTGCCAGGCATTATAAAAAAATGGTTTGGGCTCGCAGTGATGTCTATTTAATATGCTGCTGTATCTACTTACTGGCCTTTTTTCGTGCCATTGGCGCGCAAATGCCTCGCATTCTTCATAACTTTTAAGACATCGAGGATAATCAGAACGCGCAATATACCAGCGGTTACGTATAGGTAACATTATTAATCGCGGCCTTACAAAGGCAACATATAGCCCCATAACTACAAAACAAACCACGAAGCCCCTCCTTTGCGAACTGCAACGGGAGTGTCGCCGTTAAAAAAGGTGCAAATATGGTAACCATTGCCGGCTCGCCTTTAGGAGAAATGGCACCCGAACCGGGCCCAACTAGCACGGAGCAAGCGCTAGAACTTTCGCGCCAGATGCAAATTGTAGAGGCGCTAAACAACCTTCAGCAAGAAGCTGTCGCAGTTAACAACGCCCTTGCAGCTGCGCAGCAAAACGTGCCGCCAAACGAAATTGCCCGAATGGAGGCCCAAATTCAGGAGGAGCCGGGGAAATTTTCCCAACCTGCAATGGAGATTGGAGCACTGCAGTCTCGACTAGACGAAATAGCAAATCTAACACTTCAACTAGAAGACGAATTAAGCGTCCCTAATGCTAGATCAGGGCTAGACCGGTATGATGCGACTCGCGGCCCGCAATATAGTCCGCGACAAAACCTTGAGAATATTTCGTTTCGATCTGTTGCAGCCCCACAAACGCCAATGACGAAGGCGCAGCAAGAAATCGCCGCAATGATGGAGGTAGAGGCGACAATCGCGGAAGCGCAAGCTCAGGTAGCTGCCAATAATTTATCCGCAATGTCCATGGTGGCAAATCAAGCCGCGGCGGAAGCATTCTCCAACGCGATCGCTGCAGGCGCGACTGTAGCAGAGGCAACTGCAGCAGCGGAAGCAGCCGCGCAAACAGCAGCGCAGCAAGCGGCAGCCCAAATAGGAATTGATCCGAATTCGCCTACTGTCACTGAAGCGGCAATGAATGCAGTAAACACTCAGGCTGTAGAAATAGGCCGTTTAGCTGGTATGACACCGGAACAAGTTGCAGCGGCAGCACAGCAAGCGGTGACAGCGGCTCAGAAAGGCAACATCGGGAAGAACACTCTCAGCCAAGTGGGTTTGCTAGGTCCACTCGGCCTTGCAATAACTGCACCAGAAGTAGAGGCAAGGAGAGCGATGGAAGCACAGGAAATAATGGAGCAGGCTATGCTAAACCCTGCCCCTGTGTCTCCACCAATACCTGAACAAAACCCCTTAGGGCCAGCCCGCAACGTGCCGACGCCAACGCGAAATCTATCGCCAGCGTTCCAAGTACCGCAGAACCAGCACGAATTAAACGCCCAGCCACTGGCCGCTCCAGTTGAGCCCACACTTATGAATCCAAACATAAATGCTATCAACGCAATGATGGAAGTGGAGGGGTTGGTAGGTCAGCAACCTCCTGGATTGACGGTGGGAGCTATGCCGGCAGGTGTGCCAGGCTTTACAAGCCCCTCACCAGTAACCAGCATACCGTCTGCGCTGACCGACCCGTTTAGTCCCTCCAATGCTCCGCAAATATCCGCTGTAACACCAGTATCACCGGTGGAGTCATTCTTTTCAGCACCAGAGCCAGTTGATCCCAACGCGACACCTGTGGGGCCAGGGATGACAGTGTCAGGGGTGCAAAGCAATGTGCCGGGAATTTCAATATCACCAACAGGAATGACAGGCGTGAGCGGTAGTGGCCTTAGTCCAGCACAACATGCGCAGGTTACGCGGAGTAACGCGCTAGATACAGTGATGGCCGAGCAAGAAGCAAAGGCTGAGCGGGCTGCAATTACCTCAATGATGGATCTCGAGGGCCATCAACAAGCAAAAAATGCTATCAACGCAATGATGGAGGTTGAAGCACAATTAGGCGCGCAACAAGCAAAGGCTCAGCGGGCCAACACACTTCATGGTTTGACGCTGGAAACCCCAACCCCAACCACAAGTAGATCAAGCTCTCGCGGTCGCAGCAGCGGTCGCAGCAGCGGTCGCAGCAGCGGCCGCAGCTCTACAAGTGCGCCTCAGTCGCAAGCAACAAGAACTGTCGCGACCTGGAGCCCTGAGAACCAAGTTACTTTTTCACAAGAGGCAGCGGACACGAGCGATCCTGGTGGCAAAGGAGTTGTTTGCAGTGCAATGAATAGGACTTATGGCTTTGGGTCATTTCGAAATAAACTATGGATTGAGCAATCAAAAAACCTAGACCCTGCATATGAGCGCGGTTATCACGCAATTGCCTTGCCTTTAATCGCTTTTGCTTACGCAGGCAAAAGCTTCCCGCGTCGCGCGGTAAAAACGTTTCTAGAGCATGCGGCGCGGCGTCGAACTGCTGACATTTGGAAACAAAAACGCGGCCGCCGCGATTGGATTGGCGCTTGTGAACGCGCAATCATCGAACCGATTTGTTATTTAGTTGGCAAAATGCTTGGCCCAAAGCGAGGTAAGTAATGAAGACCAATAACCCCTTTGGGGCTCTAGGGCAGCTTCCCAATAATTTCGGCAGCTCATTGGCGCTGATTGCTAACGGCCTCGGAATGATGGGCGGCGCGCCGAGCAACACGGGCTTGATAAACGCAGGCCGCGCAATGGACCGCGACGCGCAAGAGCGAGCTGGGCAACAGCGTTTTGCTCAGCTTATGAGGGACCCAAATGTTGTGGGCTCATTGCCCAAAAATATACAAGCCATCTTGCCATTCATGGCACCACGCGCAGCTGGCAACATCGTCGCGCAATATCAAGCTCGCACAGCGCGTGATGCGCGCGAAGCAGCGGCTGCAGAAGAAGACCTCAGACGTTTCAATCTGACTCGCACAGCGAATGATGCGCGCGAAGCGGAACGCCGCAGGCAATTCGATCAGAATTATGGGCTGCAGCTTAAAAAATTAGAATTACAAAGACAGATCGCCAATAGGCCGCGTACAGGGCAAGAGACGACAGAGCAGAAAGAACTTTACAAAAAGCGAGTCGGCATAGCAGCGGAAAACCTGAAAAGCGTTCCGTCTATCACGCAAGGCCAGAGAGTTGTTGCGCAGTTGGAAGCTATTGCAGGAAAAGGCTTGTCTCCCAAAGATCGAAAGGCAGCAGAGGGCAATCTTGAAAGCGCGATTGGCCCAATTCAGGGTTCGGAAAACGTTCAAAGCTTTGTTGATACGTTGCCATTTAGCCAGACGTTAGGTCTTAGCAATCCAGAGACAAACGCAGCTATTCGAAGGCTGCAAAGCCAACTTGAGATTCTAGGCGGTGAAAGTCAAAAAGGACTAGGCGCGCAGTCCGAGGCGGATGCTCGGCGGATACGCGGGGCAATTGCTGGCTTAACCAGCTCGCGTAACGCGGCGGAATTCAAGCAAAACCTAAACATTATTCGTAACTTCATTGAGCGCGGTCTTGGGCGTGCTCAAGAGGCTGCGCGTCAATATCCGCAACTCGGTGAAATGTATCCAGGAATGCGGCAACAACAAGCACCACAGCAAAATAATCGACTCAGGTTTAACCCTAACACGGGTGAAATTGAATGATTGAGGTTGAGGGCCCAAACGGCGAAGTTATCGAATTTCCAGACGGAACGCCTGTTTCAACAATCAAGCAGGCTATGAACAACAAGTTCAATGGTCCGTTAAAGGATTTCGGCATTGATTACGATAAGCCCGTTGCAGATGTGCGAAAGGCTATCGGAGCGTTGCCCGAAGACCAACGTGAGAATGCTACTCGACAATGGGCGGACAAGTATGTTGCGCGGGAAAATAAAGAAGGCGGTATTTTACAAAGGCTTGGCAATTTTGGGCGGACAATTGCGCGAGGCACACTTATCGGTGAAGGTCTCGATGAGTTGACGGCTGTAACATCAGATGCAGGAAATGTGCTAGGTCTCGGAACGCCTTCTTACGATGAAACGTTAGCTTATCAGCGGGCCCGTGATCGTTACATTGATAAAAAATATCCTGTTGCATCGATTGTGGGGCGCGTGGCGGGCGGATTGGCTTCAGGCGGCGCGGCATTGAAGGCCATCCAATCGGGCAACGCAGGCGCAAGAATTGCGACGTTGCCGCTCGCTGGTCCAATACCATCATCGCCTACCCTTGGCGCAAATTATCTGGGCCGGACGGGGGGGATGTTTGCGCAGGCTGCGCCCTATGCTGTCGGGTACGGGGCAGCCGCCCGATATCTAGGCGGGGAAGGCGGTGCGGATAAGCGGGCCGGAGCAGCATTCAATCCGCAAGCGATTGGGCAAGATATTTCGGCGGCGGGTTTATTTACTGGCGCGTTGCGCGGCGCAGAGGCTTTGGCCGATCCGATTACGCGAGCTGTGGCTCCGACGTATCAGCGGTACGTTGCACCAACTGTCGAGCGACTGACGCCCCGGGAGCGAAAGCCAGCATCACTGAGCGCAGCGGCGGCGCAAGACGGCGGACCGGTAGGGTTGCCACCAGACGTTTCACCGGAAGAGCGATCGGCTTTATCGATCATCGGCGCGCAGTTGACTAGAGCAGGCGTGAGCCGGGATGAATTGCAAAAACGTCTGGCGGATATTTCTCGCAATAGAAGGTTATACAGCGGTTCTAATGCGCCCGATGCGGTTGCGCTTGCTGATCTTGATCCAAGCTTGCAAAGATTGGCCGGCTCAGTTGTTCGCCAACAGCCGGAAGCGCGCAACATCGCGACAGATTTTCTAAGAACACGCCAAACAGGAATAGCAGACGAAAGCTTAGCACCCACAATGGCGCGTCGCGGACTGGCATCGCGCAGGCAGTTCGACAAGCCAAACCCAAAGATCCCAACAGGCCAATTCGATCGCATTTATTCGAGCTTGAAGCGGGCGTTTAATTTGCAGGATAAATCATTTCATGGGCACGAAGCGACCGGCTATCAAACCGCGCGCAAGATCAGCAATCAGCAAAAAGAAATATCAAAAAAGAACTATGATGCGGCCTATGAAGCAGACCGCGCGTCGGGCATTAACTGGAAACAACGGATGGCGCCCATTTATGCAGACATCCAGCTTAACGTTGTGGAGGGCTTAACGGAGAGTTATAAGCCGCGCGTTGTTGGGATGTTGAAAAAACTGCAAAGTGCAAAAAGTTTAAAGCAGTTTGATGCAGAAAAGCAATTTGCAGATAAAACAATTCAGCGATTAATGCGGAGCAATTCAAAGCTCGGCGGCAAACTTAACGATGTGAAAAACCTTGTTCTCGACGCCATCAATAAGATGGAAGATATTGGCGATGTTTATTTAACGGCACGCAGAGCATGGCAAGGCGAACAGGAGTTTATTGAAGCTTTAGAAGCGGGTCGCAAAGCATTTAAGTCGAGCGAGCTAGAGGCGTTTCAAGCTTATGACGACTTAGGACGCATGCCAGGTGGCATTGACGCAGATGACAAACGGCTAGACAACCTGCAAAAGCTCTACCGTCTCGGCATGCTCGACGCATTCACTGCTCAAAGACCA